GTGGTTCCACATACCTCGCAAGGCTGGGGAATGAGAAGCCCTTGGCGCTTAGCTTTGGCTACAGCTGCCTGGGCCCGCGACTGAACGGTCATGCCACGGCCTCGTCTTGCTCACGCAGCGCAGTCAGTGGCTCGTATGCCTCGAGCGCGCGCCGCAAGATAGCCGACTCGGACCGCTGCTCCGTGGTTGCGAGATCAGCGACCGCTTCGGCCGTCTCGTCATCGACGACTGTGACGAGGCGATTGGTGAGCTTGCCCATGCGCCGCCCAGTATGCAGCTTTGGCACACTTGTGTCAAGCCGTCTTCTTCCCGACCAGCGAATGCTTCGCGTCGCTCGCCACCAGGTTCACCGGGCCGAGCGCAAGCACCGCCCGCATCCCGGCGCCGAGCGCGCCGACGATCAGGCTGATGATGAGGCTGCGGTCCAAGCCGAAGTGCGGCTGCTTGCCCAACCCCTCGAGCGAGGTGAGCAGTGCGCCGACGAAGCTGACGATGAACGCGATCAGGAGCTTCTGTGCGAGTAGCTTGTTTGCTGCGTTCACGATTGACCTCCTACGTCGTTGGCTTTCGCTTGCTCCGCGTCACCGTCACGCCGGTCACGCCATAGCGATGAAGCAGCCTGGGCAGCAGACCAAGGATCCGCTTCTTCGTCGCGTACTGGGTGAACAGGATCTTGCGGTGCCCGTTAACGCTGGTGGCGATGACCCAGTACGGCTTCGGGGCGGGCGGCTGCACCCCGGTCTCGGGGACATGGATGCCCGTCCGTAGGCCGCCGACCGTATGGGTGGCGCGTTGCACCTTGTCGCCCCAGTTGCCGTCTATCGTGTGGACGAGTCCGGTGGCCGCGTCGAAGCGCTCGAACATACTGAGGTGGCCGGAGCCTTCGTTCCAGTCACAGCCGTCCCCTGGGATGAGCTGGTTGATCGGTTTCGCCCAGCCGGCCTTGCGTGCCCAGTCTCCGAGGGCGTGAGCTCCGGGGGACCGATACGGGATGGTGTGACCCGCTTCCGCCCAGCAGGTGAGCCAGAAGCAGGCGCACCAGGCGTAACCGTTGCCTGCAACGAAATCGTGGGTCTCGAAGAAGTCGACGCCGCCCTGGGGGTTGGAGACCTGGATGGGGCCGTGGTTGGAGCGGGCTGGTGATTCGTGCACGCCGAGGCAGTGGACGGCGTAGTCGTGGGCCTTCTGATGTCTGGGATACGAGACGGGCATCATGGTCTCCTTGGGTTACTTGCTCGGGACGGTCACGGTGACAACGGCCGGTGGCGTGGGGGCACGGTGGTTGCCGTAGACAATCGCGAGCGTAATGATCGCGACGATTAAGCCTAGAACGGCGTAGACGACTGCGCTGCTCGTCCCGATCCCTTCACGGCGTCCCTGCTGTGCCGAGGCACCGACGACGAGCGGCGCGAGTGTCGCGTCGATCTTGCCGACGGCACCTTCGAGATCCGACCGCTGAACGTAGAGGCCGCGCTCCCGTTCGATCTGAGACCGCAACTCGTTCGCCTTCTCGTCTTTGTAGATCTGAATATCACGGGCGAGCGAGAGGGCGGCGAGGTCGGCGGTCTCCTTAATCTTGAGCGCCTTCTCTTTCTCAATGTTGACCTCGGTGTAGCGGCGGTCGCGTTCGGCGTCGAGTTCCTTCTGTGCCGCTCGTAGTGCCTCGTTGTGGGCGGAGTAGGTCTCGATCGTCCAGCCTGATTCATCGCGTGGCGTCGTGTTCATGTCCCAACCGCGATGAAGCCGAAGCTGCCGTCGTCCTCTGCCCCGTCGAACGCGAACACGATGACGTCAACATGGTCGACGTCGACTCCGTCCGTGTCCTGTTCAACGAAGTAAGGGAGCGGATTGGTGGCGGGAGCGCCACCGTGGGCGGCGTTGTTGTTGGTCGCGCTGAACACAACGGTCGGCACGGACGCGAAGACGGGATCGAACGTGATTGTGTAGAGGCCCGTCCCGGTCGATGCGACGGTCCAGTCGCCTGAGCCTGCATCCTCGATGTCGGCGTCGTCGAAGACGCTGCCGCGGACGATGCGGTGAACGTCAAGTCCAGGGATAGGGTCGCTGCCACCGCGAAGATGGTCACGTCCATGGATCCGTAGAACCTGGCGCTGCGGCTGATCCTGGCCGCTCACAGCGTCGCGTCCCAGCGGATCGTGAACTCGAACCCGTCATCGCCGTATGAGCCGACACCGATCCACACCTCTTGGTCCGTGACGCCGACCGTCCCGAGATCAATCGTCCCCGCAACCGCCAAATCGGCGCTCGCGAGCACGGTGTCGCGGTTCGACGGTGGCGGAGACGGGTCAGTCGTGACGATGATCGCAGCCCCAGCCGCCGGCACATCAACCTCGACGTGGAGGTTGAGATCCAACAGCGTTGAGAAACTGAACCAGGCGGTGCGGAAGTTGTGATTGGACGGGAGCGGATTACCAGGGTCAGCCGGATCGTCCGCCGTGAAGAACTGCTCGCGGAGCGGATCCCACGGGTCGCCGCCACCAGGGTCTGCCTCGGGGCCGTCGTTGGAGAAGCCGTAGTTGGTAGCCGTGAGCTCACCGCTGCCACCCTCCCCGCCGTCGAGTGGTGTGGCGCAGCCCATGTCGTCGTTGTCGGCGCAAGGTGAGAACGGGTTGTTCTCGTACCGTGACCGTGGCGTCAGGTCAAGCTGCATCACCACATCGTGGAGGTCGGGCATATCTTTCTTGTGGTTCACCTCGTCGGTCTCGGTGATCTTGTCCACGAAGAAGTCCTCATCGAAGCCGCCGCCACCCTTGTGTGTCGTGTTGAGCGTGATGACGTCGTTGAGTTCGACCTGGTTGAGGAACTCCCAGATCGCTTCCGCGTTCGGATGGTCGACGCTGCGTGACCGGATCGTGATTGAGTCGACCTGGACGACCGGGTCCTTGTAGTTCTCGACCAAAAACTCGCCGAACAGCTTGGTCTCTTCGAGCGCCGTGGTCGGCGGGACGCCGTGACTGTTTCCCCTGTAGGTCTGAAGGTTGTCAAGGGAGGGCACGGGTCTGCGGCCGTACTTGGCGATGCTCGTGTCGTCTTTCGTGAGTTGGCCGGGTGCGTCTGTGTCGCTGATGCCTTCGGGTAGCGGGTCAGCGACGTTGTAGAGCTCCTCGTCCGAGATATGGAACGGCAGATCATCGACGAACGGGACCGTGCCTGGAGCCTCTGCTGCGACGACGCCGTCTCCGACCTGCCAGAACCGGATGTCGTACTGGGGTGTCTCCGGGCGGAAGCGGGCGTAGCGGCCGTGAAAGATGACGATGCCCGACCCGAACCCTCCGCGTGGCACCATCCCCTCGAAGAAGTTGGCGATCCAGGGGAACTCTGCGTCGGCTGCGTCCTGCAACACCGGGAGGCCTTGGGTGAAGCGTTCATACACCTTGTCCTGGACGTAGACGTTGCCGCTGTAGATGCGCCGCCAGTTAGGGCCGCGTGGCCAATCGAAGTCGTCGAGGGCTTTGTGGATCCTCGTGTTGACGTGGACCATGTTGGCGGGGCCGCCCTTGAAGTAGATGTCGCCCACCGATTCCGGTGGCGGCGTGTCGCCCTGGTCGCCGGGTGTCATGACGAGCGTGGTCAGGAACTCGAAGGGTCCTACGATCTCGAGCCTGCAGGTGGCGAGATTGCCGGACGGGTAGATCGAGTACCGCCACGCCTTGGTGAACCCCTTGAAGCGGGTATCCCATTCGTCGGTGACGGGGTTCCAGCGCTGGATCTTCGCTTGGAGGCGGGGGAGGAGTTTCCCGTAGAAGGGGCCGCCCGGGTTGGTGGGGTCTAGGAGTCCTTTGCGATCGATGAAGGTGACTGTGGCGGTGGCGGTGGCCATTTGTTGGCTGACGTCGTCTCGGCCGCGTTCGATGGTGACGGTGGCGGCCAGCCTGTACCCGTTGGGGTCGTCGAGGCGGGTGTAGGTGGGGTCGTCGTCTAGGGCGTTGTTGTCGAACGCGACGAGGATCCCGTTCTGGGGCGTAGCGGGCGCTACGAATGGATCATCTACGACCGAGACGTCGCCGCTTGTAGACGTCCACGCTGAAAGATCGCCCGACTCGAAATCGTCTGCGAAGAGATCGCTCGCGCCGCGCGTCGTGCCGACCTTGACGTTGTCGAAGTAGAAGGAGCCTGGCCCGGGACCTCCGTCGCTAATGGTGACACCGAGGGCGATCCCGGAAGGAGTGCCGCCGGGGACCGCAGCCGGCACCGCCCAGACGGGGACGCCGTCGATGTAGAACTCGCTGTTGGTTCCGTCGTAGTGAAGCTCAAAGGTGTGCCAGTTGTCCGGGTCGGGAGTGGGCGCGCCCCCGTTTTCCGCTGTGGCAAAGTCCCATCCAGACCAGACATCTCCGCCGTAGAAGGTGTCAGCCAGGAAGACGCCGTCCACACTGTTCAGCGGGAAGAAGTCGATCAGTTTCGCCGCGTTGCCTGAGCCCGGCCCCCACGTCGCGAGCGCGGCGTCGTCCATGTAGACATCGACAGCGACCCAGACATCCGACTCGGAAGGGAACGAAACGTCTGCGTATGCGTCGCCGGCCGAGGCGTCGGCCTTGAGGACCTTCCCCATCAGCGTCCCGGATTCCGGCCCGACGTCTGTCCGCTACCCGTCGTCCGCACCCCGCCTGTCTTGATCGCGCGAGCCAGCTTGTCGATCTTGCCGGCGATCAACTTGTCCCCCGCGGTCACCGTCCGCTCTTGAGCCCGGATCGCGCGCAGTTGCGCCTGGTCGACAGAGATCGTATGCAACTGCGCGCTGAGCATCTGCTTCGCCGTCGTCTGAGCCAGCCGCTCCCGCGCCGCGAACGCCTTGAAGAACGAGTCGCGCTGCCCTTTCCCCGCCCCGGTCAGCGCTTCGATCTCGGGGATCGCGCTGACACCCTGACCGCGGAGCTCGGCGACAAGCGCCTTCGACGCTCCCTCGCGCTGCAGCTTCCCCAGGTCACGGTTCAGCCTGCGGTACTGGGATACCTGCGCGGTCAGGTCCTCGGTGAGCCTGTGCGCGGTCGGCCCGGGCAGCCCGAGCGCGGTCTTCCGCTGTGCGTCGGTGGGGGCTAGGACTGGCCCCTGGAAGAGCTGGCCGATGCCTTGGGTGATCGACTGGACGGTCTGCCGGTAGCGGTCCTGGATCGCCTTGATCCGTTGCGACAGGTTCGCGTCCTGCTGCTTGAGCGTTTGCAGGTGCTGGTCGAGTTGGGACTTCTCCGTCTGGAGGCTGCTGAGTCGCGCCTGCGCGACGGCCTGACGCTTCTGGGCGGCGGCCTGTTCCGCTGTCTGGATGGTCCCTTCGGCGGTTGCCTTGAGCGCGAGTGCTTGTAGGAGCGCCTGACCGTGTAGGCGTCCTTCGTCGATCAGCCGCTTGATCCGTGCGACCTCTTTCCTGGCTTCGGCGACATCGTCGTTGTTGCCTCGCGTGAGTGCGGCGCGGGCTTGGGCGAGCTGCTCGGCGAAGTTGAGTTGGAACGTCTTGAAGTATTGGGTGAGAGGCAGCTCTTTCCCGAATGGACCGCCTGGGTGCGACTTCGGAACTCCCGCGAAGATGTCTTTCGTCCTAATGCCCAACTGCGCCTGGAACTGCGCCGGGACCTGCGTAACGGGCGCGTGAGTTGTCTTGGGAAGCAGCGCGTCAATAGCAGGCTGTAGCGGGTGAAGCGGATTGAGAGGTCCGAGCGGACTAAAGAACGAACCCAGGCTGGGTAGGCCGGGCAACTTGGGGGAGCCTGGGAAATGCGACCAGATGCTCTTGAGTTTCGCGTAGGAGTCCGCTGTGAGACTGACCACCGTTGCGAGATCCTTCATGCTGGTGATAAGCGGGGACGCCACAGCATGGATCGCCGTCATTCCCTGCGCGACGTCCTTCTCGAGTTTCCCGCTCTCGTTCATCTTCGTCAACCAGTCCGCGAGGCCGCCAGCGAGCCGATTAAACGTCGGCAGGAGCGCGACGCCAGCCGTAGTGAGAACGTTTTTGAACGCGGCGTCGAGCTTCTCAGTCTCGGTCGTGTTCGCCGCAGCCTGTCCACCAAACCGCTTCATCACCCTCCGGAATTGCTCGGTCCCAGACGTCGTGGAATCGACCAGGATCCCGTAGCGGCGAAGGGAAAAGGTGATCCCTTCCTGACCCTTCGCGGCTGCAATCAGAACAGCATTGAAGTCCTTGCCGGTCGCCTTTGAGATGACCAGTGCCTCCTGGTAGGCACGCTGTGCGGCAGCCGCGTTCCCGGTCAGGAGCGTGGCTCGGGCGAGGCCGGCCGTCGCGTCGATCTCGCTGATCCCGAACTGCGCGGCCGCCTTCGCGGTCGCCTCGTACTGAGGCTGCAACGTCTTCAGGTCGCCACCCGTGTGCCTGATCGCCACGCCAAGCGAAGCCTGCGCCCTGCCCAGCGCTTCCGCGTCCTTGACGCTTGCGGCTACACCGGCTGCCCCGATCGCCGCTGCGATGAATCCGCTCGATGAGAAGGCGAGCGTCCGGCTGAAGCGTGAAAGCACACCCGACCCGGAGAGGACGCCCCTGGTCAACTTGTTCACGTCGCTCTCGGCTGTCCGAGTCGCTTTCGAGAAGCCGCCCGTGGTAGCGACAGTGACACCCGTAGCCGTGTTCAGCCTCGCTTGTGCCTTGGCCGCGAGCTGCGTGTAGGCGATCTGCTCGGTAGACCCCGCAGCGACCGCCGCCCCGAGCCGCTGGTACTCGACAACCTGGGCGCGCAGCCTGCCGATGCTCGTGACTGCCGCCTTGCCTTGCAGTTCGGCGGACCGGGCGACGCTGAGGTTGACCTTGTTCACCTCCGCGCCGACGCTCGACGCGCCGACCTTCGTCTGCTCGAACGCGCGCAGCACCGAGCGCGAGTCCCCGATGATTGGAACGCGGATCCCCGGCATCAGAATCCCGCCTCACTGATGGCACGCCCGACTGCCGCGTCTACGGCCACCTCAACCTCAGGTTCTCCTTCAACTACGGCGGCCCCCATCACGTCCAGCAACTCGCCTGCCAGGTTGTGCCGTGGCGAACCAGCAGCCGTACGCCTCGACAACGGGGCGAGATAGACAAGCGCGCGCCCTGTGACGCCGAGCTTCATCCGTGCCCAGTGGTCGGTCATGTTCGTGATCTCGCTCAAGGCGAGGCTCTCGGCGCGCTTCCTGACTGGCTCCGCCCCTTCCAGTAGTCCCTCTTTCAGGTGCTCCTGGATCGATACGTCGAGTTCGCGGAGCGCCGCGTAGAGTTCGGGGAGCCCCTCGACTTCGATCGCGCCAAACCCAACAGCGCCATCCATCAGCGGTGCGCCTCGATCGTCTTCAAGATCCCGAGGTACTGGTCGAGGCTGAGGTCGCGCATCTGTCGCGGTCCTATCGCTCCACGGGTGACATAGGCGATGTCGACTGTCCAGAGGTCTGCGGGGTCTCCGAGCCGTTCGAGCGGGCTTCCGTGTCGGATTTCAATGGCGGCGGAGACGTCGAGCCACGCTTGGAGTCCGTCTCCGTTGGTGCCGGGGGGCCGTCATCACTCTCGCCCGCGTCCTCCTCGTCGTCGGTGTCGCCGCCGACGAACTCAATCTCGTCGTTCTCGAGGCTGGCGACAAAGTCGTGGACGCGGGTGCGGCTCCAGCCGGGATGGACGCGGGATACGGCGATGCCGATCCCTGCGAGCGACACGAGCTCGTCGAATTCGGGCATCTCCATCTCCGCGTTCTCGGGAAGTTCACCGTGCTCTCGTGCTTCCTCGAAGCGCCTCTTGGCTTCTTCGGCTTCGTCGATCTGGGCGCGGGCGCGACGGACGTATTCCTGGACGGTGAGGCCGGTGAGTTGTTCGATCAGCGCGGCGTCGGCGAGGCGTCTGCTGGTGGGGACGGGGTAGAAGGTGCCGCGGATGCGGTATCCGGCTTCTTGTGGCTTGTCGGTCATGGCTTGTGCTCCTGGTCGGGGTTGCGGAGTGTGGTGGGGTTGGTGTGGGTGGTTTCGGCTAGTGAGATGGGCGTGTCGGTGAGTCGTCGGATGCTGTTGCGGGCTAGTGCGCGTTCTTCTGCGCGGGGGTCGAGTTGGGCGGGAAATGTGGTGCCTGGTTTGTGTCCTCGGTATTCGGTTCGGCTTGTGACTTCGTAGGTGGGCACAGAGGCTCGATTCGATGCCCTACGAGACGAGGGTCAGGCCCTGCCACTGGTCATTGGCGTAGACGTACTCTTTGGCCTGTGACGGCGGGAGGTTCACATCGCCGCCGCCCTGAATCAGTCCCGCACCCGCTTCGGGTGCCGCCGCAGCGCCGTATTCAGTAACCGCATTGGCCTCATCTATGAGGATCAAGGCCCCACTGCCATCTGGCGCAACCGGGTTGACTACGGTCACGATCTGACCCGGCGTCTCCGCTGCAATCCCGGAGAGGACGGCAGTCGGAGTGTCTGTGCTCGGCACCCAGAAGATGTCCCCGTCCGGCGTAAGGTTGCCGGGCGTCGTGTCCCAAGCTGGTTCCGTGTCGCCGGTCTTGCTCTGGCGCGCAACGACATAGCCGAGCTGCCAGACCTTCCCAACGAAGGTCGCTGGTACGGCGTAGACCTCGTTCCCCTGACCCGATGGGCTGGTCGGGTCAAAGTCCCACGCGACGCGGTTCCCGGCCGACCAGGGAATCGCCTTCCCAATGTTCTGCCAGCCGAGATCGTTGTCCGTGACGACGTCTCCGATGTTCGGGACGCTCGACCAGTCGGGAGGCGTTGATCCGGTCGTGCCGCCGGGGAACGGGTCGGGGAAGGCCGGATTGGTAGGCGTCCAGACGAAACCGTTGGCGGTGATCGTCGCGCTCACGTTGAAGTCATCGACGGTGTAGGCCGTATCGGGCGTCCAGGGGCCGAGGTAGGCGTTAGGGCCGTCCCAGACGATGTCACCGTCATCGGTAAATCCCGTTTCGCCAGAATCGCTGAAGTCCGGCTCGCTTTCGCCGGTCAAACCGGCCAGCGGTGCGGCAGCCCGGAAGACGGTCGAGTCGTCTGCGGTCGGCACGACAAACGCTCCTGCGGATGTCCACCCGGTCTGGCCGTCTGTGCTCGCGTCTGGCCCCTGCGCGTCGTAGTCGTGGTTGGCCTGCCACGGCTGAGGCGTCGGGTCTAACAGAACTACGTCGGCACCAGCGGGGGCAATGCCACCGAGGATGAAGCCGTTTTGTGTGAGCGCGTAGGGCATCGAACCGCCGCTCGGCGGCTCACCAGCCCACTCACCCTCCGCCACCGTCAACACATCACCCTCATCCGTCGGATCAGGCAACGCACCAGCCCCCGCTACCGACGTCACTGCCCCGTCCGGCGCCATCTTCTTGAACACCCCGTCCGTGTCGACGAAGAAGATGTCCGTCTCATGCTGCGGCAACGCCAGCTTCGGCGTCCTACGCAACCGCAGAAAACTCCCCACACCCCACCTCCCTCATCTCGTCGAGCGCAGCCACCGGATACACCCCGGACAACGCCTCGAACGGATCCTCAACCTCCGGGCCACGCCGGAACCCAGTCAACATCGAGTAGCTGTTCAACTGCTCGCCGCTCGATTTCCAGTCCACGATCTGCAACGGATGCACGTCGAGATCGACGGTGCGAGGGAACTGGCCGCGACTCGCATACTTCAAGCCCTCGAGAGCGCTGGTGTCCACGGCGCGGTAGCGGTCCTCAGCGGCCGGCCGATACCCAGCCGCCGCGAGCAGACGGCGGGACAGAATCCTGACCCCGCAGCCGCCCTTGTAACCGACCCGCAATCGCGACAACCGAGTCCGCGTCTCATCGACAACTGCGAGCTGCCGGAACACGCCAACCTCATCGTCGCGCGGTAGCCGGGACAGGATCACCGGGTCGATCCAGTCGTCGCTGCCACAAGGGATCACGAAGTCGGCAGGCTCAGAGTTGAACTCCGGGTCGCACGCCTTCTGGAACCCGTCGTTGAACTTCCGGCCCAGAAACGCATTGTCTCGTCGCACGGTCGCGAAGCCGAGATCAGCCGCGACGTCCAAGCTGGCGTCGTCGCCGACCACCACAGCCGTCGCCTCCACGCCGTACTCAGCCGCAGCGAGACAGGTACGCGCGAGCTGGCGCAGACAGACGCGCGTCAACGCGAGACGGCCGTGCACCGGGACGAGGAACCAAACCCTCACGAGAATCCGTCCTCGCTCGTGAGCGTCCCGACCTTCCACTCCTGGCCGACATACTGGACGACTTTCCCCGAGGGATCGGTATAGAGGCGGAAGCCGGTCGGCCCGCTGATCATGATGTTGTCGATCAGGCCGTCGAGCTTCGTGTCGGCGAGAAGCGCGGCCCGCACAGAACCATCGCCGGTCGGCGCGCGCGAGGCGAGAAGGAAATCCTGGACGCTCTCACCGTCCGCCGTCGCGGTCCGCATCCGGATCGTCCACCAATGCGTCCGCGACTCGGGTCCGAACGCGAGGTCCTCCTCCGCCGGGTCAGCCGGGTAGATGTCGATCTGGGCCTGACCGGGCGCGAACACCATCCTGGACGCGACCTCGACGTCCTCCGTGGCAGCGAGGTCAATGAGGGCTTCTGCGAGGGCGTCTGCGATCTGGGCCGGAGTAGTCAAATCAGGCCCCAACTGCGTTTTAGCGGCGCCAAGGTATTGCTGTGCCGCTCCCACGAGTTCCTAGGCGTCAAGAACGGCGTCTCGCCGCCCAAGCCGATCACACCGACCGGCAACCCCTCGATCACCCACAGGTCGGCAGCCCTGGACAGATTCACGGTCGCGGCCAGTGCGAGGTAGTCCTCGTTGGCGGGGCTAGCGTCCAAGAGCGCCACTCCCTCAGGGCCGATCTCCGTGTCGATCTCGAGCGCCGCCGCATCCAAGACGCGCTGAAGGTCAGCCTCGCGCGTGGTCGCGTTGACCTTTAACTGTTGGGCGAGCGTCTCGACGTTTGCGTATGCCATGGCGTCATACGCTGGGCGCCCCCGAGCCATGACCAGGGACGCCCAGCATCAGTCCTCTCTACGTGGTGTTCAGGCTCGGTGCCCCAGTCAGCCGGAACGTCACCGGGTTCGGGCTCAGTTCGCCTGCGGCTCCCTGGAGGAACTTGTAGGCGTACAGCTTCACGTTCGCCACGAAGACGGGATTGTCGCTCGCTCCCGCGTCGCCCTTCGGCCCGATCCGGATCTCGAACTCGTCGTTCGATTCCGACAACGGCCAGAGGGTCTCGTGGACGCCTCCGCTGTCGAACCCCTGGTAGAATTCGACGGTGATCGTGCCGGACTTGAGGCCCGGCTCGAACTCGTGCCAGCCATCACCTCCGAACGTGTCGGCTGCGAGCTCGTCGGCGGACGTGTCGACATCGACCGACCGTGCGCTCCTGGTCAGCGTCGTGCCGTCGACCATGACCGACACGTCGCGGAGAACGAGCTTCTCTGGCGTACTCATGCTCGCTCCCCCTTTCTAGGTTGCCGGGCCGATGTCGGCGAACCGCTCGTCGTCGAAGCTGATCGCCTTGAACGCGCCGATCACGCCGACCTCGAGGCCGCCGATCGACGGCTCCACCGCGCGGAGTTGGACGGGCGCGCCTGCGGTCTCGCCGACGAGGAGCGCCTTGCTGTCCCCGACGATCGCGGTGCCCGTGTCGAAGCCGATGCTCGTGACGACATTCAGGCCTGCGAGGCGTCCGGAGAGGCCGGGCAGGTCGAGGTTTCCGGCGTCGATCAGCTTGGTACCGGCGACCGAGGTGAGCGCCGCGGCCAGCATGAACATGTCGACCGACAGGTAGAGGGTGTCCGGCTTGGCGCGGGTCTCCTCGAACACCTGCGAGAAGCCTCCGAGCACGGCAGTGATCCAGTCCTCGAACGTGTCCGACGAGGTGCCGGCGAGCGAACCCGACATGACCGTCGCTGCGGCCTTCGCGAGGACGTGGCAGGCTGCCGCCTCGGTCTGGCGGGCGTACGCCTCACCCATCAGCCGGAAGAACAAGTCGAGCGCCGACGGCGTCGACCAGTTGATCGCCTGCCAGGACAGGTTTCCGGCGCCGAGATACGTGTCCGCGGCGTCGTCCTCCATCGAGATCCCCATCTTCTGGGAATTGTTCTCGGTCTTCTCGGTGTCCTGGATCCTGACGATCGGCCGCGTGGTGATCTTGGGCCAGGTCAGCTTGCCGCTGGTGAGGTCGACCCTGTTGCCCGAGACGACGACAGGCCGCGAGGCGTCGATCACGTCCATGATCTGCTGGATGTGGACGGGCGGCAGCAGGCCGCCGACGTCCGAGGTCAGCGTGTGCGCCGGGGCGCGGGCCAGACGCTCGGTGGCCGCCTGGACTGCCTGCGGTCCCTGCTCGGACTGGACCTTCGACCGGATGTCCTCGACGTCGCTGACGAGGCGGTCTCTGGCGTAGGCGGAGAAGGTGCGGTACACGATCTCGTCGCCGTCGCGTTCGACGCCGGGCGCGTTGCCGACCATGTGGCCGCGCAGGAGCTTCGAGGTCTCCTCGGACTTCTTCTCGCGGTCGAGGTCCTCACCGATCACGGCGAGTTCGGCGTCGATCGCTGCGGAGCGCTCGCGGAATCCCTTGAGCGTCTCCTCTTCGGAGTCGGTGATGGTGCTGTCGCCGCGGCTGTTGGTGTCGGCGATGAGGTTCTCGCGCATCTCGTCGAGCTTGACGCGCTCCTCCATCAGCCGTTCGGCGCGGACTCTGGTGTTCGTGAGAGGTGGCATGTGCCCTCCAAAAGACGTGGATTGGTCTTCTGGCGGGTGCGGCCCTCAGATCCGGCTGGGGTGCGCCTCGGTGTGCGGGCGGGTGACAGCTGCGGAACGGCCGGGTGCGCCTTGCCGTGGAGGTTAGCTAATCGAACGGCTGTTGTCTAGCTTGAAACCCGATCTTGACGGGCCGCAACTTGCTTCCTTAGGGGACAAAACAGGCCCGTCTTCTCGTCCTGGACGAATCCCGGCTGGTCGGGCTCCTTCTCCGTAAGCGCCCAGGCATTACCCTGCTCAGGCGTTGGAACCTCGTTGGCGTACGGAGTATCCCCGACCCAGCCCTTCACTGTCCGATCAGCCACGTCACGCGCCTGCGGCTTTGGCCGTCTGGTTCGTGAACCGTGCCAACATCCGCTTCGCCATAGCGACCGCCTCCTGAGCGCCAGGGAACGTCGCCTGCGCGCCGCGGCCACTCACGATCGCCTCCAAGGCGTTCACGTTGACGTCGCTCGAGCCGGGATCGCGGACCGGGAAGTGGCATTGGTCCTTCGTCTTCGCCTGCCCGACGGGGTTGTTGTCGACTAGGCAGGACGCGCAGTAGCTATCTGCGTCCGGCCACCGTGACGCCGAACCGTCCCAGGGCACGTCCACGACCGCGCGCATCAGTAACTCAGCAGCGTCCGGTGGCAGCAACTGGTCCGGTACCTCTAGCCCTGCGGCGCGCAACTTCCGAATCGTGTTCTCCGGCAACGGCTGCGAGAGATCCTCCTCCGTCATCGTGATCGGCTCCTCCCTCATCGCGAGAACACGCGCCCCGTCGTACGCGCCCTGACGCAGCAACGCGACCTTGTCCAGGTGGGCCTTGGCGCGGCGCACCATCCCCTCGCTAGGACGGCCGACGCTGCGGAGCGGCTCGAACTCCATCGACACGGCACCCAGCACATCTTCGCGGACGAGGTCGAGCGCCTTGTCACCGAGCGCACCGTCGAACACCCGGAAGGTGCCGTAGAAGCCGTCCGGCTCCGAGCGAAGGTGGGTCGCGCGGCCGATCCACGACTCGAACCCCTTGTTCAGCTTGAACCCTTCGTGTTCGACGTCCATCACGACGCGGTTGGGAGCACGCACCTGATGGTCGAATACGCCGTCCAAAAATGCCTCCCTGTAGACAACCTCGGGCGCCCAGGGCGGGTCGCCGACCTCGACGAACTCGTTGTAGGGGACGATCCTGACGTCGAGGGTGCGGCCATCACCGACCGACAGTTCGGCGGGGAACGCACGCACAAGCCGGGTGCGCGTGGTCGGCTCGGCTGCTGTTTCTTCTACGGCTGTGTTGGTCATATCGCCTCCACGATCGGACGGAGTGGCTCCGCGTTGTCAAGGTTGGCGGGAGAAGCGTTGTCTGCCGGGGATTCCTCCAGGTTCGTCTGGTCGGTCAACGGCTGCGTGAGGTGTGACGGGTCGAAGTAGACGGTCGAGCCGCGCGGCAGCATCCTTGCGCTCAACGCGCGCGCGAACCGAGCGCACGTCGCGTGCAGCTCGGTGCGCCACCAGAACTCTCCCAGCATGGCCGGGTTCTGGTAGGTCAGGCCGCCTGCGAGGACGAGGTTCAGCAGGAACACCGGAACGCCGCAGGAGCTAGCGAGGATGCGCGCGTTGAATTCCTGGCCTTCGATCATCTGGAGGTCCTTGGCGGTGAAGCCGAGATTGGTGCCTGCGAGCTCGAGGTCTGGCGGCATGATGATCGGCTCGCCGGGTAGCCGCTCCGAGGCTCCGTCACGGAACTGGGCCTGTAGCGCTTTCGCCTGGTCCTTGTCGATCTTCCTCAGCGCCTTGAGGACGGCGGGCGGTAGGTTGGTCGTCTGGTTCTTCGCCGCGATCGTCGCGGCGGTGGAGGCGTCCATGATCTGAGCGTAGGAGCGCAGAGCGCTGGTGCCGCGCAAAGCGCCGGGGCGCGGGTTGCGGCTGATCTGGACTACCCGGTGAGGGTCTAGGTCGGTGCCGGCGATGTCGTAGGCGCGGCGTCCGGTGTCCTCGCTGAAGGTGACGCCCATGTCGCGTGCTGGGAGAACTGTCCAGGCGAGGGGGAGCCCGGTTGCGTAGTCGCTGGTCATGTAGAGGAAGATGTCACCGTTGCGGTAGTAGTCGTCTACGGCGGCGTGGAGGGCGTCGGCGAGCCCATTGGGGTACCAGGCGGGGTCGGGGTTGGCGAGCCAGGCGGGCTCGAAGCTGCTGGGGCTGCCAGGGTTGAACTTCAAGGGCATCGACGCGACCTGTTGCGCGTTGAGTTGGATGCAGCGGTCGGCGACCCAGATGAAGTCGATGAGCCTGGGGGTGAACGCGCTGGAGGTGAGTGTCTTCCAGAAGGCGCCGATTTGCTGGTCGAAGGTGAGTTCGTTGAGGAGCGAGACTTCGCGCTTCAGCGTGGGCTCGGGGCGAGCATCGCGATCTACGACCTTGACGGTCTGCCGCTCGCGATAGAGCTCGAGTTCGACGCTTCGCTCATTCATGGACGCCAGTTCTACTCTGCGCAAAAGCCCCATCGGAGTCAGCGTCTTCCCATTGGACAACATACTCGTCCAACGGCCGGACGAAATGCTCCCGCGTCCCAGGATGCTCCTGCTGCGAGCGGTAGCAGGCGAGCGCCCGACGCTTTATGGCAGGCCACGATGGCTCGCAGTCTACCCGCGATCCGCGCGTAGTTCTAGCCGTTTTGGTGTAGGTCGTGTAGAAGGTGACCTTGCCGGGCCAGAGCCGGGCTGCGAGCTCGCCGACCATGTTGTGGTCGGTGTTGCCGTCCAATTCGGGGAGCGGCGCCCAGACGTGTTCGGGGTTGAGTCGTGCGAGGGCTGGTTCGAGGTCGGTGTCGATCAGGCTGATCCAGGGGCAACCGACGATCACCATTGCGGCTGTGAACTCGGCGAGGCGCACTTCGCGTCCGCCGTGGCGAGTGGCGCCGGGGAGGCAAAGAATGACGGTTGGGTGTTCTCGGAGGAGCGTTGCACATGCAAATAAGGTCTCATCATCCGCGTGGGGGGCGAGCAGGATCTTCACGAGATATCCTCTGGGCGCACTTCCCAGATCGTGGTCCCAACTCCTCTCTCATCAGCAAGCTGCCGGAATTGCAGAGGAATGTGGACCGGAGCGGTCAGTCGCGGCGGATGAGATTCCCGCGACTTCAGCCCTACCAGACCGGAACCCGATCTCATCCATGGGTTCCGGGGTTGGCCCGATCAGGGAGCAGGCCGCCGAAGCGTCTGCACTCAAGCCCGGACTCCGGCCCTAGCTCAGAAAACCCTAGCGTCAGGCTCTCCCTCACGGCAGGAACTCCGCCGGCAGGTCACGCGGGTAAGCCTTGTCGCTGGTGAAGTGGACGTACATGCTGTCGGCGCCCTCGAGGTGGCCGTGGTGGACGCGAAGGCTGGAGGCGGCGATCGCGTCTGCGATTCCGGTCTCGTCGAATCCGTGGTGCTCGGGGTCCTCGAAGATGGCACGCCAGCCTTCCTGCGCGCGGAAGATGTGGGCGGAGACGGATGCGCGGTAGAGCGTGAATGGGCCACACATCTGCGGGTACGGATCGTTGGAATACACGTCGATCCCGTTGAGGAGGTCGTCGCTGATGTAGTCCCAGAGGCGGCCGTAGACGCAGTCGAGGTCGGTGTGACCCCAAAAATCGAAGCCCTCGATCTCGTCGGCGTACATTTCTCCGAACGCGGGCCGGTAGTCGCACAGCTTGCGCCCGGAGAGCGGTGGACAGGTGACGCCGAGCGCCTCGATGCGATCACGGATTCGTCGCTCATCGACATCGAGCAGGAAGTCCCAGCCGTGGTCGGCGCTTCTGACGTGAGCGGTGTTGGCGCACCAGTCACCGATCCAGTCGGGTAGTGGGCCGGCCCAGGGGACGATCATCAGCTTCCTGAGTGGCGCGGCAGACGTCACTGCTTCACCGCGATCTTTGGGATCGAGCAAAGGCCGCGATAATCGCCGTCTCCCATGTCGTCCCTGGCGATGGTCACGTACTCGTCCGTCTCGGCCACGACAAACCCGACCGATGTAATGACCACCGGCCGCGGGAAGTCGTCCTTGTCGACCTGGCCGTTCTGGAGGGACGAGTCAATCCAGCGCACTGTCCGAAGTAGAGCCATCACGGCATCCACCTGTCCTCCGCGAACAAGCCAAACCGGCTCGACGAAAACAAATGCGCGACCCGCACCTCGGGGCCGGGCCGCTCCCCGTTGTAGTAGCGGATCACGGTCCCGTCCCGCCAACCGTTAAGGACACCGAACGGTGCGATGTCGAAATCGTCGGGCCTGTCAGGGACGACATCGCTCAGCAGGTGTGGGCCGCACTTGCCCCAGCGCGATTCGCCACCGTTGAGGATCGTCTCGGCTCGAGCGGCCAGGGCGATGAGCGTGTCGGCTCCCTTACGAGCAATCACGACGGCGCTGTTGTAGGGGTGGCCCGCGTCGAAGCCCGGCTCATGCTCGTACGACACGCAGACGTCTCGCGTGAAGGGGTATCCACTTAGGTGGCCCATTTAGTGAGTACCGGGCATCATCATCTGCGGCGTGAGCAGGTTCTTGTACGGCTGCGGGTCGGTAGCGACCGCGCCCTCCATGAGCCGGTAGAACAGCAGGCCGCGCGAGCGGCTACTGCGGCGGTTGAAGCGAAACACGAACTCGTCGCAGTAGTAGTCCAACTGCTCCCGGCTCATGCCGCCCTGGTGCGTCCCGAGCAGCCACCGCTTCAAGAGGGATGCGACCCGGTGGGCGTGCGGCATGGCGACGTGCGCGACCTCTGTCTCGTCGGCGGACATGACCGAGACGCGGTGCCCGTACCCGTACCGGCTGATGTCGCGGTAGCCGACGTGGCCGTCCGTGTGGATGATCGAGCCGCGCTGCACGTTCGCGGTGATGAAGTCCTCCAAGCTGTTCGTCGTCGTGTCGGGGATACGGGCGAGCCGGACGCGCCCTGCGGCCCGCTCGTGCGCCTCGACGGCGACCACGACGATTGCCTTCCCGAACGGCGACCGGCCCTTCACCTTCGCGGTCTTGACGCCGCCGATGAACGTCTCATCGACCTCGACCACGATGCCGGGTCCGCCGATCATGTCGCGGCCCTGCCTGACCATCGCGCGGCGCAGCTTGTGCAGCCACGCCCACGCCGTCTGGTAGGAGCCGAAACCGAGCGACCGCTTCAACCCGAGCGCCGACACGCCGTTCTTCTGGCTGACGACGTGCCACATGACGTGGAACCACATCGTCAGCGGGAACCGTGTCTTGTCGAAGATCGTCCCGGACGTGACGCTCGTCCGCTTCCGGCAGGTTTTGCAACGCATCTTGCCGTCTGCCATGCGCCACGGCTCCGCTACGACGCCGCAGAAGGGGCACACGAAGCCGTTGGGCCAGCGGATCTGCTCGACGTAGGCGAGGCAGGCTTCTTCGGTGTCGAATCGCTTGATGAACTCCGCGAACGTGCACGGATAGTCGGCAGTCGCAGCGGGACTCACGATGACTCCCCGCCAGCAGCAGCAGCCAACCGGCCACCGATCCACTCCGAGACGTTCGCGGTAACGGCGTCCCCGACCGCCGAATAGCGGCGTGAGTCGGGGGTGTCGCCGATGTCTGTCCAGCCGTCAGGCAGGCCCTGTAGGCGCTCACATTCCACCGGAGTGAGGCGGCGGACGCCGACCTCCGGGCCTGCGACGCCGGAGTCCCTACGGCCACCACCGCGACCGGAGCGGAGCGCGGGATGTAAACCGTCCTCCTGCGTCTCGGTCTGCGCTCCGTCCTCGCGGCCCCGGCTCGTGAACGTGACACAGTTCCCGTCCGAGTTGGAGCCGGGTCGCGGATGCGAGCGCACCGTGCCGCTCACCGCGAGGTTTCCTGACGGCTCGGCAGAGAGGGCAGGCGTGTGGTGGTGGTGGTGGACGGGATCTTGGGTTGCGTGGAAGGAAACAAGGCGCCCCGCCTGGGCGTCGTTGTCGTCCGGCCCGCCGTTACCCATTCCCGTCAACGCGGACAAGTGCCTCCCCCCGGTCGAAGGGGTTTCCGTCGTTCCCGCGACCCTTGCCAACGCTTCCTCCAAGTGGGGAGGCAACGTCCTGCCGCATTTCTCCGCGCGGCGCAAGATGCCGGAAGCAGCCCTGGCCGACAGCGAGTATTTCGCCGGCACACGTTGCGGCGGCTCGAGGATCTCCGACAGCGAGGGCTCCGACGATGAACACTCGCCGTCGGCGCTGCGGCACTCCGAAGAACCGTGAGTCGAGAATCCGCCATGCCACGCCGTACCCGAGGTCGGCCAGCGTTCCAAGCACGACTCCGAAGTCCCGACCGCCGTTCGAACTGAGCAGTCCGGGTACGTTCTCGACGAGTACCCAGCCGGGTCGAAGAGTGTCGATGATTCGGGCGAACTCGAAGAAGAGTCCGCTGCGGTTGCCTTCGAGTCCGGCTCGTTTCCCGGCGACGCTGAGGTCTTGGCAAGGAAAGCCACCGCAGAGTAGCCCTGCCCCGGCTTCCCACCGCCCGCCGTCAACTGATGCGCCACCTCCGTCAGTAGCAGCTCGCCCCGCTGGTTCTCCGAGAGTGCCGCGATGTATGTCGCTTCCGGGTCGTAGCTCCATCCCCGGCCTTTCTGCGCCTTCAGTGTGTTCGCGACCAACGGCTCGCACGTCGTCGTAGACGGGCACTCCGGGCCAGCGGGCTCGGAGCACGTTCCGTCTGTACGGGTCGGATTCGCAGAAGAAGACGTGCTCGTGTCCGGCTCTGGCGAGTCCGAGGTCGAGTCCGCCGATCCCTGAGAAGAGCGATCCGACATTCACACAGACGCCGTCTTGGCGAGAGCGTTCTTGATCTCCGCGCGGCGTCCCTTACCGTGCTTCGTGAGCGTGAGGATATCGTGCGTCTCGTTGTAGCGAGCGATGACCTGCCCGTTTTCCGTCGGCAAGTCCTCGTCGAGGACGACGAGAACCTGCGGCGTGAGAGTCTTGCGTGTGATGCGAAGCCTGGTTGCCTTGCAAGTAGTCTGATCCTGCATCAGGGTTCCTTCCTGGTGTCACGCCGGGGGCGGTTCACGCCGCGCCCCGGCTCTTTTGCGTCTGCCCTCAGCATAGCACAATCGGGCCACGTAAGTGGATACCCCTTCTCGCGTGAGCAGATCCCAGCAGGGCTTCAGGCTGATCGTGTCGAGGTCGAGGTAGAGGCCGCCGTGTTCGTGGAGAATGTTCCAAGCGGCAAGGTCTTTCACGTTTGCGAGGCCAATCGGGTGCTTCAGGTAACCGCGACAGTCGAGTAACTCACGCACGTCAACGCTGCCGTCGAGCGCCGCCCATTCCTCGCCGTCAGGTTCTTGAGTGCACCAGACGGTGATCGGCGCTTCATGCACGCGAGCGGTCGTGACTGCTCGCGCGTGTTGCCAGAGGAAGTCGCCGCCGAGGTAGATGAAGTGGACACGGCGGTCAGTCACAGATACGCCTGTAAGCCATCAGGAGCGACGCTAACGCCATCACAGTGTCACGGCCGGGTGACGCCGCCGCTCCCGCTGGTTCATCACCGACACGCCCCCGTCGTTCGTCACAGCCAACGACTCGTGGACGCGGTACATGCGCGCGCCGAGCCCGTCCAGCTTCCGCGATAACGCAGCCCCGACCCCTGACCCGGTCGGAGGCAGCTTGCGCGGCCGCTCCAACCTGAAGCCGAGCAGGGTGAGCGCGTCGCGGCGACAGAGGTAGAGACCGTCCACGTGGAACGTCTCGTCGGCATCCTCACCCGCGACAGGTGTCTTTCCGGTCCAGTTGGCGAGACCCTCGAGCGACCTGAGCCGCCATAGCGTCAGCGCCGCCGGATCGTCCAACCTGTACCAGGCCGTGATCGCCTTCGGAATCGCGTGCCTGACCAGGCGCACGTCATCGGGGAGGAACAGATACCAGTCCGCCGAGGACCGCCGCGCCCGTCGGAGCTCGGCATCGACGACACGCCAGTATTCCTCGCGTCCGAGACGTCGGTCGAAGGTGTGCCATTCCCAGCCTGCCCGGCGAACCATCCGCTGCGGCAAGGCGTAGTCGCTGACCCCATCCGGGTCCTCGAACACGCACACATGCAGATCGACCCAGCGCGCCTCACGAGCCAGGTCGTCGAGAAGTTGGCGGAGCAGATCGGGACGCCCACAGGTCGAGACCGACACATGGATGAGCGGCAGACGCGGAGGTGGCTGCAGCCAGTCGAAGCGGCGGATCTCCCGTTCGCTGTTTGCGCGCGTGTCGAGACGTGTCCCGTCGGCGTTGCGGTTCGAGTCGTAGATCCGACGACCGCGGCCGACGGGAGGACAGATGTCTTTGAGCCACCCCTCCCGGTGCGCAAGCGCGACCATCGGCACACCCAGCGCTCGCGCGTGGGTGGCGAACTGGACGTCGGCCATGTTCGGGTAGCGGAACACGTCACGCCAGATCGGGACATGGCCAGCGTGGAAGCCCATCGCCCCGGTGCCAAGCACGTTGATGTCGGGATCGTCCTGCTCGAGCGTGCCGAGACAGCGGACGCGCTTTCCGCTGGCGCAAACGTGGAAGCCGTTCCAGCCGAGCGTCACGCCGCCGTGGAACCCGACCGCATGGTCAGACCTCCAGGTGTCGAGCCCCTCCCGGATCCGGTCGACGTAGTCGCGCGGGTAGAGAATGTCGTCGTCCACGGTGACAACGATGCCGTCCCAGTTGTCGACGCCCGCGAACTTCTCGGCGTCGCCGCCGTTCTGGTCGCCCTTCATCAGCACTTCGACGTTCTCGTGCTTCGCGAGTCCGCGTGGTGGGCGTTCGTACTCGTTGAGGCAGAGGACTAGCCGGTCGCATTGAGGGGCGAGCGACGCGACGGCTGCCTGCATGGATTGGGCGCGTTCGGGGATCGAAGCGAGACCAACCAGCACTTCATCGCTACTTGGCGACGTGGTCAACGTTGCCGCTCGCGATTGAGCTCTTCGCAGGCAGCGTGGACTGCGCGCCATTCTCCGCCGGGTGTGCGGATGTCGAGTCGCATGTCGATTGCACCTTCGAGCCGTACGGGTTTGCGTCCTTCGCTGACTGGGTATCCACTTAGGTGGCCCGATTGAGTCACGTCGCCACCTTCGACGCGCTGCGGGCCATGTTGAGTAGAGCCTCACGGAACGCGAGGGGCGTAGCCTGCGCTTCCTTCGTTCGCACGCGCTTGGACTCGTCCGGGACGTACTCGCCGGTCGCTAGGTGCTTGAAGCCGGACACCTTCGCGGTGACGCGCGGCTCCGTCCAGCGCAACGATGCCGGCTCGGGGCCGACGTAGTAAAGCCACGTCCGCTTGCGTGCCCGGTGTCCGTAGGCAGCCTGCGACACCTCCGTCGAATACCCAGGATCGAATAGCGAGCTTGTCCAGCCACCCGGTGACGGGCGTGGGAGGCTGTAGCGTGTCCACGCGAGCGATAGAGCCGGATGCTCTAGCACTCCTCCATACGTCCTGACAGCGTGCAACGCTGCCTCGAAGCAGCCGCCGTCCTCGCCAGGTTCAAGACCGCAGGACGCCTTGACGAGCGGCCAGAGCACCGACCAGCGAGCACACGGCGGGTGCGCGACCACGGGCCACGGGCCCGCATACAGCCGCGCGTCACGCTCCTCGTCCCACGGGTCAACGTCGGGCAGGCCGAAGTACGCGCCGCCCTTCTCGACGTACAACGCGGCGACGGTGATTTCAGCGGCTAGGGCCATCTAAGTGGATACCCCTTCTTCGCTGACTCGCCATTCGATTCCATTGAATGATCCGCAATCACCCGGTTTGAAGTGTGTCATCGTTCCCACCAGATGACATTTGCTTGTCGACCGAAGATGACGACCGCCGATGGAAACGGCGCTGGGTTAGCACCGCCTCCAAACTTGAGACGTCCTCGCAGGAAGCGTATTTCCGCGTAGCGGCAGTGGTTCCACCACCATCTGGTATCAACGCGGGCTGGCACGAGACTGACGACTGTTGCTCCGTTGTCTGCTGACTGATGTGCCTTCGCTACCCAGTTAGGGATGGCGTTTCCGTAGGGCGGGTTCATCCAACACGAACCCGTCCATGACTGCTGGAGACCGTCGTCGGCTTCGGTGTAGTACGCCTCGCATTTAGCGTTGTCTGGAACAGCACAGACGTCAAGCGTGAACGCGAACTCTTCGTTGAGTTGGTCGAAGAGGTCTTGCGGTGTCGCCCAGAGATCGGTCGCGCTCGAGTAGTGAATGTCCATGACTCCGCGTCTACTGACGACGTCGCCGGGAAATGTCGTCAGTGACGACAGTTCTGTTTGGTAGGCGTTGTGCTTCGCCTCGTAGCGAGACGAGTATTTGCCCTGCTCGACGCTCTGCGCGGAGCTTCACTTCTGCGGCTGTGTTTACCGCGTCGAACCCGAGTCGAGCTCTGCGTGCCCAGGTCTGGGCTGCGGCTGCGCGGTCGGGTTGAGCGACCGTTGCACGTAGTTGCGCGAGTCCGGCGTTGTAGACAGCCAGATCGCTCACGAGCCGTCCAGCAGCTTGTGCAGGTAGTAGTAGCTGTCCATCACCAGATCAGCATCTCGCCCGCCGGCTCCTCAGCAATCCGCCGCGCAACCCACCACGCCGCCCGCGCCGCCAAAGCCGCCGACACATCATCATCCGACAACTCCACCAACCGAGGCATCCCCTGCCCATCCACCTTCGCCGTCAACCTCGCCACCTGGCCGCCAAGCCACTCGTCATGGTCATGCGCAAGCTCCTGATCCGCGATCGCCTTGAACAACGCGGCAGTCGACTCCACATCAGTCGCCCGATCCGCCGGCCACGCCACCACTGGCAACCCGAGCTCCTCCAGGCCGCGCAACAACGCCAGCCGGATATGCGGCTGATGCACCAACTCCACCAGCCTCCACTGCTCCGCCGCGCGCAGCACAGCAGCCTCGAGCTCGCCGTCCGACGGCTTCTCGGCCTGCCAACCGAAGAACACCTCGCCCGCGAGCGTGCAACCCACAAGTGCCGCCTGGCGCCGGTACGACCCCCACAAGCACAACACCACCTCCGCCCCATCAGCAGGCGCCGCCGCGAACGGGCACGCATCCCACGCACCGAACGGCAACCACGGCCCCGAACCCGCCACCGGCTGGCCTAAATGCCAGGCCCGGAACAGATGCTCCGACATGATCCCCATTTTCAACGGCAACGAGTCCGCTGACAAGAACCCCGCCTCAATCGCCGGATTCGCCTTCGCCCACTGCGCCGGATCATTGACCGCACAGCCATCCTCGGCCGCGTACTCGATGAACGACGCACCCAGCGGCAACTCGTCCTCACGCGACATCCGCCGGATCTCCTCGAGCATGTTCTCGTGGGCCGACGTCCCTGGCGTTCCGAACCCCACCACATGCTGATCCGGCCGCTTCCCGATCCTCGCCAGCATGGTTGAAACGAGTTCCGCCGGCACATCACCGACCTCGTCGACCAACGTCAACGACCCGTTCAGCCCCTGCACCGCCGACAGCTTCGCCGGATGCGGCCTCATCGTCGACCCCGTCGGCCGATACTCCAACACCGAATCGCGCGCGTAGAACGCGAACAACTCGTGTAACTGCGGCGAACACTCCACCATCCGCGTCGCGATCGTCACCAGCCGCTCCGCCTGCTCCTCCTTCGTCGCCAACACATCCACCTCGACGTAGTCCGCGCCGCTACACATCGTCGCCAACCCCAGAGCCGCCATGAACGTCGTCTTGCCGTTACCGGCCGGGATAGAGATGAACGTCGCGATCGACTCACAGATCGTCTTCAACTGGGCACGCTGAAACGGCGGGACGCGCATCAGCTCGCCGGCACCCTGGCCGACCGGCAGCGTTAGCACCGACTCCATCCAGCGCACCAAGCGTCTCCACTCCTCGCCGCTCGTCCAGCCGTGCCAGCGCGGCATCTCCAGCAACCTGAGCGGCGGCTTGACGCCAGCCTTCTGAAGGACGCCATGCGCTGGCCGAGCAGGGTGCTTCACGGATCCCACCGCACCCTTCTCCATCACAGCAGATCCTCATAGAACAGACGCCTCACGGCCGGATCGCCCCCCAAACCGCCGCCCTACGACTTGGACTTGAACTTCCCAGTGCGGGTAGTTGTTGCCTCCGTAGACTAAAAACGTTGTCTGGAAAGGCACCAACAGGGCGGTCGGCTTTGCTGGTGTTGCAGTGTCGGCAGGCTGCGACGAGGTTGGACGGGTCGTAGGGCCGCCCGCCTTGGCTGAGCGGGGTGACGTGGTCGACGGTTGTGGCCCGGGTTGTGCAGCCGGGGAGCTCGAGTCGACAGCGGTAGCCATCGCGTTGAAGGACGGCCTTGCGGGTTCGTTTCCAGAGGCTGGTCTGGTAGATGCGGGGCGGTCGACGCATAGCGGTCAGCTTAGGCTTCCCTGTTCGCGATCGGTGCTCTTGCTGCATTCGCCGCAGAGATCATCGCTTCCTTCCGTGACGTGGTAGTAGCGGCAGACTCGCTCACGCTTCCTCGATTCCGGCAGGCGGCGCGTTGCACGCAGCCTCAAGCGCGGCGAAGTAGTCCGTGGCGTGGTCGACGCTGACACGGCCGTGCCACTGATCGTCGTCAAGGTACGCCCACTGCTTGCAGCCGGGACACTCGAACAACCAACGATCGAGAAACTCGACGCTTGGGCCTCCGACCTTCCGAAAGCGCCCAAGCGGTGTTTCGACTATGCGAGACATCAAAGCGGCAGTGCGCTCAGAACGCACGGCGCACCTTCCAAACCAAGCGACGCCACGGATAGACGCTCTGGCGCCGCAAGAGCCACAACGCGAACCTGACTCGCAGGGGCGGCTTGTCGGGGCTCGGTTTCCGCTCGAAGCCCTCGTAGAAGCCGCGCTCCGCGTGGAGCATCTTCTCGGCTGCGAGCACGAGCCTGTACGCCTCGTCGAACCCGCATTGCCGCCAGACCTCCAGAAGCGCACGGAGTTGATCGAGGTTCGTCTCGTGGCGGTTCTTCACCGCGGACTCCCGATCTCGGTCAGGCGGTCGATGATCCGAATACCGAGCTCGGCGGCGCTGCTCCTCGGCGACGATGATCTTCATGCGTGCCCCGCTTTCGTGTCCCAGTTTTCGCTTTTAAGGGGTTGGGTCAGACATGCTTGCCTGTCCTTGTCCCCTATATATAGGTGGGACAAGCAGGCAAGGCAGTCCGAGCGTGTCTGTGGGACAGGGTGCTTGTCCCGATATTGCACGTTGTCCGTGGTTGTCCGGGACAAGGTTGGGATGGTCATGCGAGGAGGCTCTGTTGTTGCAGTCTGCGTGCCGCAAGCTGCGCGTATTCGGGGTTGAGTTCAATGCCGATTGAACGGCGGCCTAGGCGTCGGGCGACGAGGGCCGTGGTGCCGCTGCCCATGAACGGGTCGAGAACGACACCGTTCTGCGGGCAGCCTGCTTTGAGGATTCGTTCGACGAGCGCTTCGGGCCAGGTGGCGAAGTGGGCTTCGGGGTAGCCTTGGGTCGGGATCGTCCAGACCGAGCGCGGGTTCTTCCTGCCATCGATCTGCACGTTCGGAACTTCGCGCTCCCCCTTAACATCCGTCCGTCCATCCCGCGCGTCAGCGCCACGCTTCCGTCCGAAAGCGTCAATCGCTCGAATTTGCGCCTTCGTCTTCGGCTGCATCCACCCAGATGCCGTCTCCGTCCCCTCGTACTTCGGCACCGTCTGGTCACCCCAGCGCGCCCACTCCGCCGGTTCGGCGATCGCCTCTGTGTCGAAGTGGTAGCGCGCTGACTTGGAGAGCAGGAAGACGTACGAGTGGGCGGTCGTGCAACGGTCCGTCGCCGACTCGGGCATCGCGTTCGGCTTTCCCCATACGATGCACTGCCGCAGATAGAACCCCGGCTCCCACATCGATTCTGGGTCCTTGCCGTCCAGATCAACCGCCGCACCAGCGTGGAGCGCCTTGATCGCCTCCTGATGGTCCGCCGCCGCGTCTCCTGATCGTGGGCACGCAAGTGCGACTCTCGCCTGCTGCTGCTTTGCCACAAGGTGGGGATAGAGCTCGCGGAGTAGATCGCGCGCCTGATCGCCCGTCACCTGCCACTGGTACAGCGTCTGCTTGCGCTGTTGCTTCCCTGTCCCTGCCTCGTGAGCGCTAATTGAACCGAGTCCGTAGATCGACTTGCATTTCTCGACGATCGCGCGACTTGTGTTCGAGACGCCGACCATTGCGCCGTAGGTGTCAGTTCTGCGCTCGTAGTTCACGGTCGTGCCGTCGCGCCGAGTGAACTTCGACCCTGTGGGTCTTCCTGCCTTGCGACGGTGGATGTGGATACACCCTTCGGCATCCACCATCGCGGCGAGCCACACGCGATCAATTTCCTTCTTGATGCGGCCGATGTACCAAGGACCGCGTAGCGCCTTCGCGAGCAGCCACGGTGTTCCAATGAGGTCCTTCGGCTTACAGCCGTCAACTAGCCGAGACCGCCCCTCAATAGCGGCGCGGGCTCTGCCGATCTGGCGGGAGGCCATCTGCCCTGTTTCGCCCTGCGGGCCGTTACGCGACCCGACATAGGAGTCACCGCACTCGATCCAGAGCGTCCCCGCTGGCTTCAGCAGCCGCCGCACCTCACGGAACACGCCGACAAGCTCGGCGCACCAATCCTCCGGCGACGCCTCCAACCCAATCTGACCCTCCACGCCGTAATCGCGTAGCCCGTAGAACGGCGGCGACGTCGCGCAGCAGTCCACCGACTCGTCCGGCAGCTCGGCCAGCACGTCACGCACGTCGCCCACGTAGAGCTGGAAGTCGACGTCATCAACAAACGGTTCCATCAGAACGGAAGGCTCTCAGCCTCGGGCGGCACCGTCTCGGTCTCCACCCACTCCTTCAGCCCCCACAGCACCGCGTTCGATTTCGCGCCCAGCGCCTTCGCTTGCACGCCGGTTAGCGACACGAACATGTGCGGCGCCCCTTCCAACGCCTTCTTGACGTCGACGCGGCGCCGCTCGAGATCCTTGGCGAGCTCGGTGCCGGTCTGCCAGCCTTGTCCCTTGCGGCCACGCTTGTTCGCCCGGTTTGTGGCGAGGTGCTCGTACAGGTCGGGTTCGAGGATGGTGGCGTCTCCTTCTTCTGCGAGCGCGACGAAGCTCATGGTGTTCCAGACGCGGCCCAGCACGATCGGGTTGGGGCGGCGTTTCCGCGCCCAGCGCAACTTCGGGTAGGCGAGGCGGGCCTGATCGTCGGAGTGCGTAGCGGTGAGGGTGAGCAGCGTGTCGAGGTGGCCGCCCCAGGCGCCCGAGATGCGGGCAAGCTCGTCTTCGGTGCGGTCGATCCGTTCCCGGAAGTGATGGAGGAAGAAGAAGGCTCGGTTGGTGCCGAGGCCGAGCGGTCTGAGGCAGGCGACGAAGTCTCGCGTGTCGGAGGGGGACCCAACGCCGGCGGGGCCGAGGCTCGAGAGCGGGTCGCCGATCACGAGGTCGACCTGGTGCTGGTCGAGTTCGGTGGCGGCGCGTCGGCTGGCGTCTCTGTCGGCGAAGCTGAACGATCCCCAGAGCCAGGTCTGGATGTGGAGGCTGCCACCGAGGTCCCGGATGTCATGGGGGAAGGCGGTGAGTTTGTCTTGGAGCTTGACCCTGAACATCTCCTGCGGGCCTTCGTTTTCTATCAGGGCGACGTTGAGAGGCCGGGGGACGTGCCAGGGCGTGGGTCCTTGGTCGTTTTCGATCGGTGGGTAGGGGAGTCCGGCTGCGAGGTGGCAGGCGAGGTCGAGGATCCAGGTGGTTTTGCCTGCGCCTGGTCTGCCTGCGAGTAGTGAGAGTCCTCCTGCGGCGAGGATCGCGGCATCGTCGTTGCCCCAGAGTGGTGTGGGCGGGTCGGTCTTCTGGTTGACGAAGTCGTAGGCGTCGAGGAAGACGGGGCCGTCGTCGATGCTGCCGTTGGTTGTGGCGAGTTCGCTGTCGACCTCGGCGTCGATCAGGGATTGGTAGGCGAGGGCGTCGGGGTCGTAGCCGACTGCGGCGAAGGTTTCGGCGAGCTCGGCAGCTGTGACGAGTGGTTCAGTCGTCAAGGGGTATCCACCTTAGTTGACCCATTCAGCGAGTCCCCGGCAACGTCATCTGCGGCGTGAGCAGGTTCTTGTAGGGGTGCGGATCGGTGGCGACCGCGCCTTCCATGAGCCGGTAGAACAGCAGGCCGCGCCTTCTCGTGACCGAGCAGCGCTAGCACGGCCTCGGCCAGCATCCAGTCAGTCGTGTCTCGGTCGATGGTTTCGTAGACGTGCCACGCGCAGCGTTCGAGGTCATCCCATGTGCCAGTGATCGCTGCCGGATACGTCCTCGCGGCAGCCGATTCGTCTAGCGATCCCACGGGAACGCCGCCTCCTTCCGATCGGCCTCAGGCGAAGCGACCACGCCTGACCCTTCGCAGCGAGGGCAAGCGGCATCAGACACGGAACAACGCCTCCTGTGCGAGCTTGCCCTGCCACCACTCCGGCGCGGCAGCGATCTGCTCCAAGGCCGACCGATAGCGCTTCGCCTCGATAGCGGTCTGCTTGTACGCGCAGGCGTCGTGGTGGTACGGCCAGCCGCGCCCACAGATGTTGCAGGGTGCCTTCCTGTTCTCGGGCACCTCCCGATCCTGCGCGGCATTGTCCGTGCGCCCGCTCATTCGACGCCGTCTCTGACCCAGTCGGCGATCTGCTCGCTCGTGGGGTTCCATGTGCCAGGTGATCCCGTGAGGGCACGTCATCCCCACGTCGATGTACTCGGTCGGAACCAGCGCCGCGAGGTGCGAGACGTAATAGTCGGGCACCGGCACGCCTGCATCGGCGCACGCCTTGGCGTACATCTCGTGAAGCACCGCCAGACACTCGTCCGCGCAAAGCGGCGGCGGAGTTGCGGCAGCTTGATCGTGTGGCTCATCCAACGCTGTACCTCGTCCCGCAGTTACCCATCCGCCGCAGATGATGGGCAGCCATCCGCTTATTCAGCCTGTGCAACGGCACGGCCTCACCACGGCAGAGCGCCACGAAGGCGTCCACATCCACCGCTGCCGCTCCGGCCGCTTTCAGCCTGCGCAGCTCTTGCTGCTCGCGCACGGTCAGCGGGTAGTGCTGGCGAGTGAAGTACGCCGGAAGCTTCCCCTGCGCCTCGAGCGACTCGCTGCGCGCTCGAGCCTCTCGTTCTAGGTCGTCGAATAGCTCGTTGATCTGCTGGCCCATCCGTGCCTCTCGTCAGGGGTGTGTAGCGTGACGTGTGTCGGAGGGTTCGTCAAGGCGGCTCGTCAGAGCGCTGGGCGTGGCGTCTCACTTCTCCTCCTCAGTGATCGACTCGACTGACGCGTGCACCACGAAGTAGCCGTAGTCGGTCAGAGCGCCCTGTACGTCACGCTTCATCCGTTCGAGCGTCCAGTCTCGGTCTGTCGGGATCTCGATGGTGGCGATGACGAGCAGCCGACGCCGCCGGTACGTCGCGCTCATTCGGTGGCCTCGCTCGGCGTACCGTCCGCAGCAGCGCGAGCGGCGCGGTGGAGGCGTTCGTCCCATGAGAGGAGGGCGCCGACTACGGCGGAGTCTCCCCCCGTGTCATCAATACGCTGCGCCCTGTCGAAGTCGTCGTACATCAGTTCCAGCGAGTCGCGTAGTTGCTGGTTCTCCGCCACAAGCGCGTCCACTGCTTCCTGCCAACGCATTGACCCGCCGAGCTTCTGCGCGTCTTCGATTAGAGACTCAGCGGCCACGTTACTCGGCATGGTTAGGGTGTCTCGGAATTGTGGGTCGTGCAAGCTGGATCGTCGCCACTCCCAATAGAGCCAACCGCCGATAGCGAGCACGGCGACGGCGATGATTATGAGGTCGAAGGTCACGGGCGACCTCTGTTCGCGGCAGTTGGGTCGGGGTCGCCCTGCTTGTGGTCGTCGCAGTCGAAGGCGGTCGCCACGATGCGCCCGTTGTTGACCCAGCAGCCGCAGGCGAGCTTGAAGCGACCCGGCGCGGCAGCAGGACCCCGTCCAGTCCCCTCGCAGGGCACGCCATCCCTCGTGCCGCGCGCACGCAGGAGCGGGCTCTCGGCTTTGCGGCTGTGCAGCGCAAGTCGTCCATCGAGGTTGAGTAGATGCTCCGTGCGGCAGACCGGGCAGAGGGCGCGGCTCATGCGGGCCAGTTCTGAGCCGGAACCCAGGTCGGCTTGCCCCGCGCCGGCCACCAAACCAGCCAAGCGTCCGCACCTGCGCGTTCCGCGACCCGTCTGAGGTCAGCGCGCTTGGCGGGCGGGAAATGCTCGTAGCGGCCGCGCGCCGTACTCTTTACTTCGATCAGCATTGGCGTTCGTCTGTCCTTGAGCGCTACGAGGTCGGCGCAGCCGAGGCTGCCCGCTGCGCGGATGACGACCCAGTCGTCGCTCTCGAGCTCGCGGCGTAGTTGGCGTTCCCGTTGGATGCCGCGCGTCACTGGCGATCCCTTACGGCATCAGACACGGGACCGCTCCTTGAAATATCTCAGCTTCCGTTCGCACGTCGGGCAGCGTTCAGCCGTTAGGACGCCCTCAGTAGCAAGCGTGCCCTCCGCGAACTCGGACGGCTTGACCTGCGAGGCCATATAGCCACCGCAGAGCGCGCTCGTGTAGCCGTCGCGGAAGAAGTGGAGCTTACGAGCAGCGAGCGGCCTAGCGCCCGTAGTAGCGGCAGATGGATCAGGCTGCGGCACGTTCGGCCTCCTCGTCTAGACAACGGCGCTGGTCTGCTTCGGCCTCTGCGCGTGTCTTGCGAAGCGGCCCACCAGACTTGGCCCGGTAGCCCTTCACCCCGCCCAGCGAGAAGCGGCCAACAGCCACGGCGGCATCCGAACCAAGAACGCGAGCTGCGGTCACAGAACTACCACTCCGTTCTTGGTCAAGATGACGCATCGGTCACCTGCTCGCTCACCTGCGCCAGCGCCGCCTGTGCCAGTTCTCGCGCCCACGGATCGAACGCCTTGTTCGGTCGAGCCTCCGCGATCTGCCGCAGCGCGTCATACATCACTTCCGCGGCCACCATTAAGCCGTCGTGGTCACGCATCGCGCAGTCGGCCTCGATTCTGTATGCGTCCCGCTCGGCAACGACATGCTCTCCGGCGGTGAGTTCGCAGCCGGGATAGGCGCAACCGTCAATGTCGATGTTCGGCCGGAATCGGTGCGTGAGCGCGGCAGAGCGTGCTTCCTCAGCAGCCATGAGCCTCCTAAACTCCGCGAAGACATGCTCGGGCGGACGTTCACGGCCAAGATGCTCGGGGTAGATGAACCAATCCGGCGCGTCAGGTTCGTAGACCACGACCATCCGGCGTCCTTCAACCTCGACAATCTCGCCATCGCCCACGACGTCAGCGAAGTGGATCGACCGCCCCGCCGGGTCGAGCGCGCTCGTGGTATGCCGGTTAGCGGGCCATTCGTGTCCCCTCGCGGCAGAAGACGGATCAGGCGTCGTCGGCACCGTCGTCCTCGGGCAACGCGGTCATGGAGTAGATGATCTCGATCGCCTGCTTTAGATCCGTCGTCTCCCACAGCAGCCGACTCACGCGGTTGTGCTTGTACACCTGCTCGGTGGCTGGCTCCTCGTTGTAGATCACGTTCGCAGCGATGAGCGCCTTCTCGAACCGCTCCCACGCCATCACGTAAAGCGACCGAGCGGTGTCCTGGTCGAGGTTGATAGAACCCTCGTCACCGCTGACTCCGAGCCTGACGAACGGCGCCACGATCTCGACGGCGATCAAACGCTCAGCCTCGGCGTACTCAGTTGGATCCGGCGGACGCCAGCCCTCCTCGACCATGATCTGCGCGGCGCTCACCGCGTCGTCGTCATCGAGCAGTGAGCGCAGGGCAAGTTCCAGCTCCTCACGGCTACCCGTTGCGGCAGACGGGGTGCGGTCAGCCATTCAGGGCCTCTTTCGCCTTCGCGCACAGGAACGACACCGCGAGGAAGCCGTCGCTCTCGTGCCACTCGGACTCATCGAAGTCAGCGATCTCGGTTAGCGCGGTACGCAGTCGGTCGATCTCGACCTGCGCTCCCTGCACCCAGGCCAGCGCGTCCTCGGGCGTAGGCGTGTACGCGGCAACATGCTCGCCACGACTACTCACACCGCACCATCACATCGCGACAGCAGCCCTACTCGCAGCACGTCCAAGGCTCCCAACCGCGAGCCAGCCAAAGGTTGTGCGCGGCCACGGACTGCTGATAGGCCGTCGAGTAGCCGGCCTTCGCATACGCCGCGCGTTCCCCGGAGCCCATCTGGAACAGGCCGAGGTACTGGCCGTTCTGCGCGCTGATGGTGAACCCGGACTCGCGTCGGGCGATGTGGAGCGCCTCGGCGCATTGGCTCGGGCCGAAGACAGCGCAGATGATCGCCTGCACGCTCCCCGTCGTGGGTGCCTTCCGTGCTGCTAGGCGTCGCGCCCGGATCCTGCGCGCGTTCCAGAGCCGACCGATCCAGTGCAGGAACGGAGCCGAGGTCGTCCTGAGCTCGGCGCGCTCCGATCGTGTCCTCGCCGCACCGGCCCTGTCTTGCCAGTACCAGGTGCGCGTGCGCGCCCAAGTGATGCCGTGCCTGAGCGAACGGACCTCTGCTGCGGTGCTGTTCTGGTGGGTTTGCAGGATGCGGTGTTCGATCTGGTGAGGTGGCGCGAGTGCGATCAGGATGGCTGTGATCCATGCGAACAGGATTGCTCCTTGTCGTTGGGGTCGTTGCCTCGCCGTTTCGGCGGCGTTCTGGATCGTGGACGGGGCATCCCGGCACGATCCGTCCTTTCATGCAGCCCAAGCAGATCATTGGGTATTGAGTTCGTGTCGCAGTAGCGGCGCGACCGCCCAACACCCGGCCCCGGCCAACACCAGCACCCAGTTGTGGCCCCAGAGGCCGAACAGGGCGCAGAGGGCGCCTTCGATGCGGAGGATGAGGAGGAGGGCGGTCATGCGAGCGACCATCCGATAAAAGCGGCAGCGGCTAACTGGGTAAGCATGATCGCGACCCTGTTGCCCGTCGAATCGATCCCGACCGGCGGCAAATATGTGCGGGCCAAGATCGAGACAAGTAGGGCGATGATGATGCGATCGCTCGTGTTCACGCCGTCGCCGTGGTCTCCAGCCGCTCCAGCCGGTCGATGAGGTTGCTGGCCTCGTCCTTGCTGAGTTCGTCACGCAGCGAGGACCAGTGGAGTTCGCCGTTTTCATCCTGATGGCCCGTCACCCAGGCTAGTTCGTCATCATCTGCAAGATCACGTAGCTTGCCGACAGCCGCATACAGATGCTCGGTATGCAGGCGCCCCGCTTCCCGCAACGTCCCCACCAGCACGTTCAGCTTCTTCTTCTGGTCGGCCGTGATCTTGGGCGGGCGGTTGGTTGGATCGGGCGGCTCTCCCGCGACGAAGATGTCCTGGAACGTCTCACCAGGCAGTTCGCTCACCTGGCTCTTAGGCGTCACGGGAGGCGCGGTCTTCACGCCACCCAGCGCCCATTCCGCCAGCGCCTCTCCGGTCTTGGTGTTTAGCTGAGCCTCAAGCGGCACCAGCGCCTTCAACTGCTCAGGCAACTTGATTGGTCGCGGCACGCCTGGTTTGTCCGCCATGAGCAGGAACGACGCCGTCAGCTCAAACGGCAGGTTCTTCTCAGCGATCGGAAGCCACCCGTCCAAGCCAGTCAGCGCCGCCTTCGGCACGATCTCGAGCCGACCGTCACGACGCACCGCTTCAACCTTCGGCTCGGCCCTGAAACAGAGAATGACGTGCGCCTTCATCTGCAGCAACCGCGCCACCATCCGCTTGTGCTCGCGTTTCGGTTCGATCCAGGAACTCATGTTCTTCTTCTGGTCGTTGCCCATGAGCTCGTCGTGCCAGTCGAGGCATCCTCCGTCTCCGTACCACTCATGGGAGGCGCTGTCGACTACTACTACCGGATAGCCAGCCGCCTCGGCAGCAGTGATCGCTTCGATGTATGCCTGTGGTCGGAACGGCGCCTTGACCTCTGCATGATCGAACTCGAACTGGTCCGCGTAGATTTTGGCGCGGCCGTTCTCGGTATCGATGACTGCGAACCGTTTGCCGGCGATGCCCTTGGCGAGCTCGAGCGCCGAGAATGTTTTGCCGGATCCGGTCCCTCCGGCGAGGCCGAGGAGGAGCGGGATGCTCTCGCGAACTGCGGGTCTAAAGGTGATAGTCATGTGGCCTCTTGCGCACCGACACGCTCGAGCCAACGCATCTCTTCCCACGTCGGAACCTCAATCGACGCAACCTCCTCCGAATACCCCGGCCAAAAATCCCGCTCAAGACACAGCGCCCACAACGAAATCGCCTTCTCAACCTTGTCCTCCGCCAACGCCAACGCTGACGGAGCAAGATCCACAACCGACAGTTCGTAAGGCTGATAGGTCTCCTGCACGACGTACCGGAACGCCGGCCGCACGCCAGCGATCGTCTCGACGCCGCGAATGTAGAACGCGACCTGCACGTCGCACCCCATCCCGTACATCGTCTTCGTCCACTTGGCCGGATCGGCGCTCGCGCCCGTCGTCTTGTAGTCGTCGATTGCGGAGTAGTCGTCGCGGAGCCAGTCGAGCCGTGCGCGGCAGATGACGCCGAGCTTGTCTTCCCAGACCAGCGTCCGCTCCGGCTTCCCCTCTGTGAACGGGACGGGGCGCACCTGCCGCATCTCGAGGTGGTCGTTGGTTGCTGCCACCATCGCGACGACGTCATCGCGCTGCTTCGGCAGGAGCGGAATCTTCCCGGCCACACGGGCGGCGCCGCGAGATTCTTTCGCGGCGGCCGTGCGCCAGTCGGCAGCGTCGATGACCTCGATCGAGTCGATGCCTTCGAGGAAGAGGGCGTGCGCGGCAGAGCCGATGTCGTACTTGTCGCTCTCTTCGCGGACGATGTCCGGGTTGAGTTTGGGGTGGGCGAAGCGTGCGTGTGCCGGCGATTTGCCGATCAGGATGTTGGCGATGCTGGCGCTGAGCGTGGGGACGTCGGTGATGTCGTCGGCGTGGTAGTCGGCCACCTGGATGTCGTAAATGCCTTCCGCGAAGGTCACTGGTTCGCCGGTCCGCTGTGTGTCGACTTGCGGTGTGTCACGCGGCGGATGCTGGTGCTCTCAGTATCGCGGCGGTGCATCGGTTCTGCGAGCAGGTCGAGACGTCCGATCCGTCCGAGCAGCGTCCGCTCCGGTAGTTGGATGTCGTCGGACGCCTGCGTTTGTGGCCCCGTCTGCTTCTGCTGTGCACGGGTGCCTTGAAGGTCACGCCAGATCGTGGCCGGCGTCGAGATCGAGACGATACGGGCGCCGAGCTCGTCGGCGCGTGCTGCCGCCTGCTCGATGAACGGCGCACCGACCTTCTCCATAACCCTTGCGTAGCCCTGGGTCGAGAAGACGAGTTGCGAGAAGCGCTCGACATGGATCGTGCCGTCCTCGAGCTGAAAGGTCGTGATGCAGCCGTCGGCTGCGCGTGTCTCGCCACCCCATTTGGGATCCCTCTCCTTCTTCATTGCGCCTTCTCCCACGCCCGGTAGGCGCGCAGGAAAGCGGCCCGCAACTCGGGGTCGCGGATCAGGTCTGCGGAGGTGCTCGGTCGGTTCTCCCCGCCCCGGCGGTGGGGGGTCTTCGGCGACCCGTCCCTGTGCTTAGGGGAGGCAACAGCCGGGATTGAGGAGACCGACCGAGTCTTGTCAGGCGTCATGCGCCCAGCGCCTTCACGATCGGCCCGTCGAGGAACACGCGGAGGGCGTAGCTGCTGGTGAGGGCGGCGCCGAGGATGGCGCGCGAGAACGCAACCGCAGCCGTCGTAGAGTGTGCTGGGGAAGACTCCCGCCTCCATATTCAGCTTGCTCCGCTTGATCCGACGCCGCCAGCCACGGCCCAGCTTGTTGTCGAGGAACGCCGCTCCTCGTCTCGCGCGCTGCAGCGGCCCTTCAGCGCTCACGCCGCAGTCTCCACGCGCTTCAACCTTCGCGCACGCTTGCTACAAGCGTTGACGTTCGCGCAGTAGTACGCGCGGGTGAAGCGGCTGTAGACGCGCTGATCGGGGTCGGCGGGTAGCCGCTTGCCGCAACGGGCGCAGGACTTGGCGGTCATGCCACGCCTTCCTTTGGCTCCTCGACATCAGCGGGCAATGCAGTCCAGTCATATCCGCACAACTCGCAGAAATGGTGAAGGTGCTCTCCGTCAGAGTGGTTGTTGGTGAAGGCGGACCAAGCCTTGCAGAGGAAAGCGCTGCGGTGATAGCGCGTCCTCACGTCATTCGAGCGGCATTTGGGGCAGGTCCGAACGATCATGCTGCCGCACCGTTCTTCTTGGCCTCAACGTAGGCGCGCTTCAGGAGTGCGGGACCATCCTCGGGGCCACGTCCGACATGCCAACCGAGTGCGTAGCGCATCTCAGCCACAAGAGTGCGGCCATGCCGCTCGGCAAGCAGTTTCAGATCGTCATAAAGGTCAAGAGTGCCAAGAGTGATCTTCAGCTTGACGTTCTGGTCTAGTTTCGGTCCCAACCTAAAGCCACGTCGGATGCTCCGGTGGTGCTGCATGTGATGTAGCTGGCAGAGCCAACGGACATCGAGCGGCTTGCTGTAGTTGTCGTGGTGCGCGTGGATCTTCTCAGTGGTTCCACATACCTCGCAAGGCTGGGGAATGAGAAGCCCTTGGCGCTTAGCTTTGGCTACAGCTGCCTGGGCCCGCGACTGAACGGTCATGCCACGGCCTCGTCTTGCTCACGCAGCGCAGTCAG